CCTAGCTTCCAAACCATCTGCATCACACCCTATCTGTACCCTATCTTTCTCTACACAGAATAGAGATCGCATAGGCTCCCCATATAAACTTGTCACCCTAGGGATGTTAGCTACAATCTTGTGCTGAAACCTAGAGGTAGAACACCCACAGGTGTCCGCAGGAGTGGGAAGTCTTCCATCATACTCCAGTCTTGGATGAGCTAAGAGTCCGGTTCCATTAGGAGACAGGATAGCATTCCGTCTATGTCGATAAGTTAGCCAATATACAATATCCTGAACATAACTAACCTGATCCCCAAGCCTAACTAGATTAGGGCAAAGATCCTCTTTATCAGTGCCAACTGTATAAGTTGGTTGTGTAATCACTTTAAGAGGTCTTGAGAGATCATGAGATAGCATTTTATCTCTCATCTCAGCTATCGTTCTAACTTTTAAATGCTCTAATCTAAAAGGTTTTAAAGGACTGTTGGCAGTTTCTTCGATATACTTCTCACAAGACTCTATAAACTTCTCTCTTGTTTTCTTGCGTTTATCCTGCCCCATCGTAATGTCCTTGTCTTTAAAGCTGAGAGGTTTCCAACCCAGCTCAACTAAGTGGGCTTTAATATCAGCTTGGCTAGACAGTTTCATAGGTTCTGTCATTTCTGGCATTACCTTATCTTCTAGATCCTTCCTTGCTTTCTTTTCAAGATCAGGAGGCAGCACTGGCTTCTCTGCTTTCTGTAAACACTCCCTAAGGAAAGGAGCATACTCCTCTGGGTCTACAATTCCAGCATTATTACAATATCTTTCCCCAGCCTTGCTCACTTCCCCTTTTTGTGTAAAGCAAGTTTTAGGAGGCTCTTTAAAAGACAGTCTTTCTCTATCAACAGGGTATCCCAGTTTTTCTAACCAAGAATATCCTGTAGCACTGATAGCCTTATCTGCTGTAAAAGGACTTGCAGGGAACTTAGGTTGCTTACTCACTGGTAGAGGTCTAGGAGGGAGTAAAGGCTCCACTCTAGCCTCAATGTCTGCCATGAGAGCGTTAAGTTCTTCTAAGTTTTTCTTAGCCAGCTCCTCATCAAACAGATACCCATACTCCTCCTGTCTGTAAATTAATTCTGCTACAGCTTTCTCTAACCAGTAAGCCACACTCCAATCCCAGCCTTTTGCTTCCTCTTTAAGATAGTGATACACTTTTTCATTAACTTCCACATCTCTAATGCAGTAGTCCAGCATTCTAGGATGCCACTTCTTAAATTCAGCCCCTTTAGGATCATCTGGCTTAATTAAACCAAGCTTGATAGCTTCAGCTCTCCAGTCAATTTTATTAAAACCAAGCTTTTTGCCAAAGGCTTCAATACCATGACCATCCCTGTCAGGGAACAGTGTTTTAGATAGAACATAAGTGTCCTCAATAAAACAACGATCCCCATTTAGGGTATCATAATCCCTCCAGTGGGGATGTTCTTCTAACTCCTCGGCTTTACAAGTATCTGCAATAGAGTAGTCAATACCCAGCAGATATTGTATAGCTGGTAAATCATAACTAATTATGTTATGTCCAATTATTTCATCTGTCTTACCAAGAAGCAGTTTGAACTGATCTAAGGTGAACTGGGTTTCTTCGTTGTCTCCAAAGGTGAAAATCTCTTTTGTATCAACATCTTTAGCTACAATGCAGTGTATTTTAGTCACCCTGTCCCAGACATTCATCAAACCATCTGCTTCAATGTCAAATACAATTCTTCTTCCCATTAGATGCAGTCCCACATTGCTTTCAGTTTAAAACTACTTCCACTAGAAATAACTTGGTTGGTTTCTAGCTTTGTTTTAAATTCTTTTAAAAACTCCACTTCTTCTTCTGAGAACATATCTCTATAGTCTAGGCAGAGTTCCACCATACTTTCTTCACTAACCATATATTCCTCCTCATCCATAAAACTCATCCTGATCAGAAGCATCCATTAACAAACCTGTAGTGTCATCCATCTTGAGAACATCAGCGTAGCCAAGGTAGCCCCAAGGTCTATTTTTAAGGACAACAAGACGAATCCTGCCCCTGCTTTTATCAGGCATAATCTCTGGTTCTACACCAATGATGATCCAAGAGAGTTGTTCAATACCAGAAGCCCCTTTAAGGTCTTCCTTCCTAACAGGAACCCAGAAAGGTTCATTCTCTTTACCTTTTGGTGGCCTAAAGTCTTGAGCAATGTTTCTATTCAGATGTGACACTAGAATAATACCAACATCGTTTGTGTTAGCAGCAACATAGGCAGCAAGCTCCACCATCGTGTCCTCAGTAGCTGAGTATTGTTCAGATGCACTAGCTCCTGTTGTAAGCATTGTCAAGTGATCTAGAATGATGTAATCTACTTTATTTACATGAACATAGGTGTTTACTTTATTCATGAGTTCATTCAAAGGCATTTTACCAAAATGATCTAAGAACGTAAATTTATCAGCTTCAATACACCAGTCATAAGCAGCTTGGAGGCTTTCCATACTAGCAAACTTCTGAGGCTCTTTCTTAAAGTGATTGTAGTTAATCTCTAAAAACCTAGCACCCATTCGCTGTAAGGTTTCATCTGTCTCCTCTTCTAGGAATATCATCCCGATTCTTTGGTTTGCTTCAGCCAAGTGGTAGGCAATTTCTGCTGTCAGAGTGGATTTACCAACACCCGAAGGAGCTGTAACCACCACAACCTCTCTCTTACGAAAACCGTGTATCTTTTCCATAAGTTCTGGCATTGTAGGAATATAAATACCTTCCTCACGTTTACGTGTAAAGGTTTCAAAACCAATATCCCTGCCTGTAACCACCTTCTCAGCAGAAAACGGCTTAAACTTAAAGCTAAGCAGTTTCTGGAGTTGTTCACTTCCAAGCTCTAGGTAAACATCATTAGGATCTTTCTGTTCATAGCCTGTCCAGTCTAATGCATTAACACCACCTCTTAACAAACTACTTGCTACGTTCTCTGTGCATTCCTTACCTCGGATGGTTCCTTTACGTTTTTCTTTATCAGTGGCATAATCATTATCAAAAGCTAAGTTAATCTCTTTAAAACTAGATACAAACTCAATATTGTGCTGAACAGCTTCTGTGGCGTTTGCTGTACCACAAGACAGTCCTACAAGGAAGGGTCTCATGCCTTTGTATTTTGTTGTAGAATCAGCCCATTCACAAAAGGATTGATAGGAAATCATAGTGTCTTCCTCTCCTTCCACCATAATCAGCTTTGTTCTAGCCCTATCATTCTTTTCAGCCACAACTTGACCAAAGAGCTTTGTTTCTACACCAGCCTTACCAATCGTTGTGATATAAAACTTATCATTTTTAGCCAGTGTTAGATCTTTTTTCTTCCATCCACACAATTTACCACGCTTGTCATATTGAGGAAAATAGAATGCAGTGGGAGTGTACCCATCTGACGTATCTACCGACATTCTGACATTAAATATCTCTACAATGTAATCTTCTATCCCTCTAGAGGACATATCAGCGTAGGGATACTCCTCTATTTGTTTTACAGTTTCTTTTGTTGTACTCACAAAAGTGCTATCTCCTCTTCGGTATGCCATTAATACATCACTTCTTCTAAAATACAGAAGTATACTTTTCTAAAATCTGATTTTGATAAGAGAGCCTCTAACTCTTCTTCACTTTCCAGTTCTAATTCACTACCGTCTTTTCTTAGAGCATTGACATAAAATATTTCATACTCAACTGCTTCATCTTCTAAGTCAAAATCTGTCACCTCCAAGGAGATTCTTAAACTCTCTAGTTCATCGTGCTCTTCTAGAGATACAAACACCTCAATGTCACCCATTTGCCCTCCTTATTAAATAAATAGCTCCGCGTCATCATGAACTTGTACAAGATTATCTGCGTCTTTTGAATGTACAAACCCTGATCTCATGTCCACCAAGATAGCTTTATCATTATCTACTTCGTCTGTTTTTATATAAACACAATTATTATAAGAAACAATTTGACCTGCATCGACTTGCCGGAGAGTTACTAAGTTTGTACCTCTATTAATTTTGTTCATCGAAACTCCTCCATCATTTCTGTGATTGCCAAATCAACATCATCTTCAATATTCA